ACGCTCTAAGATGCGGATATGACTACGCTTAAACGCAATATCTCCCAGCATATACACTTTGTCGTTAGGACCAACTGTTTCGTTAAATCTACGAACAAGTTCTTCATCCATTTCTTCTGACGTTTCCCAAGGACGAAGTTTAGTCACACCATCATTACGCATAAAACGACAAACTCCTTGGTGTGAAAAATGGGGGTCTGAGTAAAGAAATACTGACGGCATATCATCTCCTATAAAACATACTCTATTATACACGAACCACACACAAAGTCAACAACTATTTTTGGTACTGTTGTTCTTATACAACAGAAAAGAAAAAACCTCTAGAATAAAATCTAGAGGTTTGTGTTTTATTTTTACTCTTATTTTTTTATTTTTTAATACACACAAACCTCTTTTGAGCAGGCGCAGCTAATTGTTACCCAATTAAAAGGACGATATGATAACTGTTCATGCGAGGATTTAATGTTTAGTTCGTTCATATTCTTATTTATACAATTTTTATATAATTTTCCAACCTACATTTTCAAATTCTGGAGAAGAATCTGGTAAACATACATCTTCAAATACATCCCATAGTTTTTCTTTTATAACAAGTTTAGAAAATAATCCTTGTTCTTTACCATATGCTTCTATTTCCCAAGGCAAATCATAATAATCTACAACATCAGAGTCAATATGTGATCCTTGCCATTTACTTAAACTTTCATTGGTTTCACCATAAATAAATTGTTTAATGTGAACCATTTCATGTGCAAGTGTCATTAAAACAGATTTACCACTAATCTTACGACTCAAATCAATTGTAAATTCTCTAGCTTTACCTGAAGTATTATAACCATCAATAGAAGCACCACCTAAATCAGTTAAATCATCATCAAAATTTATTTCTATTGAAATATTTTTTAATATTCTTTTTGATATTAAAATTTCACCATAAAATTGTACAGCACGAACAATATAATCAACTAATCGATCATCCCTGCAATTGATAACCTCAATGTGCATTTAGGTCTCCTTGTAATTGACCTTTTGACACCCAATAACCATTGCAACTTGTTTAAAAATGGTTGTCAAGTGACTTGTTGCGTATTTACAACGGTTTACAAGAATATTTAGTTAGGCTTGCCGTGACAAACTTGTTACATGTATATTTTCAGGGTTAAAATATTCTTTAACTAAATCTCTGACTACAGTTTCGTCAAAGTTTTTACAACTAAAAACATCCAAATAGAGGTCACCAGACTCATCCAGAAAATGACCAACAATACTAGAGGTTTCAATAAGCTGAATAATAGTCCAACCTGCTTTTTCCGTATAATCCGCAAAGTGAACAGTCATTGGTTCACCATATGGAATCATATCTATTTCTTTTACTATTTTTTTAATAAATTTAGAAATATAAATTGGATCAGTTACTTTATCTTTTTGGCAAGCCCTTACATCTAAGACTAGGTGATATCCCCAAGACATTGTTCTACCTCTATGTTACATTTTTTTAGAAAATCGATTCCATCGGTAGAACGATAGTGTTCACGATAGTATACTTTATTTATACCAGCAGTAAATATCTGTTTAGCACAGTCCATACATGGAGAATGGGTTAAAAACATAACTGCATCTTTGGATGAATTGTTTGATTTAGTTACTTTCATCAAACAATTCATTTCGGAATGAATCACTTCTGGTTTAGTTTTTAAGGTTATATGATGCCTCTCATCAAGATAATCATCTTCACAATTATTATCCCAACCAGAAGGCATACCATTCCACCCAAAACTAATAATATTTCCATCTTTAACTAAAACACTACCAACTTTTAATCTTTTTGCATATGACATATTTGCAACATTTTCTGCAACGTTCATATAAAAGTCAATGTATTTTTTTTTCTTTTCTGGAGCAAACTCTTCCATAATAATATCCTTCTGGCATTTGTTCGTGAGGTTTAATAGTTTTAGAAAGTGTTCCATTAGTTATCCATTTAGCTCCACACTCGTATTTTTGACTAAAGTTGTTTTGGTGGGCCCAATTGGATTTGAACCAATGAAAGAAAATTATTTTGTGGACCCCGCTGGAGTCGAACCAGCACTCTGACAAATTATGAGTTTGTTGTTTTACCATTAAACTAGAGGTCCACAAAACAACCTTTCCTAATATCTTCTATTTCATTCTTTTTAATAGAATGGCACGGGAGACAGGACTTGAACCTGCATACTCCAATTACTCGATTAACGTTCGGGTAGAAGCCGAATGAGATACTCCCGTATATTTTTATTCAATTCTTAAAAATTCATTGGTAATTTTATAATGAATCATATCTGGAATATTCAAAAATGGTTCTTCTAAAAGAAATGGACAACATTCTTTTCCCCAAGCACTATGAATAACAAAATGTTTAAAAATGTTTAAATCTATTTTGCTTTTAACATCAAAATATTTGCGTTGTCTTACTGCTTCATCAAGTTTACTCATTGCTTCACCCTTTCAAGTTGATCTTTACGCATAAGTTTAAGATAAGAATCATTTTGTCTAACTTTGACAGAGACAAATTTAATACCATCAATTTCTCTTTCTGGCCATTCTGAGGAAGTATATAATAAATCCTGGTTGAATTTATTTCGCATTAACGTTAGTTTTGTATTTTTGACAATTTTCATAATATTCTCGAAAAAAAGATTTTATATTATAATTATACATCATATATATAAAAAAAACAAGGGTGAAGTTTTAATTTCACCCATTTTAAACTTTTTTTGTTGTTTTATTACAACAATGAGATATATTTTTTCTTAGAAGAACCTATATTGTACTTAGGAGTCAGTTGCCATTCTTGTTTCTCTTTATGAGATAAGATTTTTATCTGTGAAAGATATATTGGTGTTGGTGTTTCTATCTGTTCTAAGCAAACAACATTTACCAATTCCCAATCTTGTAAAAGTTTGGCAATTGCGTTACGTCTGGAGAGATCATTATCAGTAATATCAGCAGGTTTACCATCAAGAGCAAATAGTTCTTTAAAGTGAACGATGTAATATTTACCTTGTTTGTGTAAGATGTGACAGCTTTGAAAAAGTGTTTTATCTTTTTTTGAAGCTACACCAATACGTGTAAGTGTTTCACGAACTTTTAAAAAATCATCTCTTTCATTTAAAGTAACTTCAACTAAGTCTTCTATTGATATCATGCCTATCACCCCGCTTTTATTTTTTCTTTTATTTCAGCGATTTGTTTATCACTAAGGATACCCAATACATCTTTTGCTTTTTCGTTTGTATAACCAAAATATTTTTTTATGTACTGAATGGTTTCATCGACATTGTTCGTGTTCCAAGTTTGAAACTTACGATTCATAGGTCTAATACTATTTAGAAAATAAGAATATTGCATATCGTTATCCAACTCATGATATAAATTCATTTCATTGGCGTACAACACGCAATCCATATGATTAGACAAGGCACGATTAACAATAAAAGGAGGATATTTCTTTATGTCTTCTTCAGTTTGTAATACGTTCTTCTTTGTTGTAAGAATTGAAGGAATAATTTCTTTAAAAAGGTCAGCCATTATTTACTCCACTTTTCACGACTTTCTTTCCATGTTAATATTTGTAAATTTTATTTTTTTCAAATTTCTTCTGCTGATATTTTATTATTTCCATTCAACATCTACCATTAATTCAACTAGACAGGCCATAAAATTAATTTCTCTATCGGAACAAAAAGCATTTTGATATTGGTATTTTGCTAAAATAAAAACTAACTGTGGAATAGAATTAGGTTTCATATGTCCATACATCGAATCATATATTTTTCTGAATAAAATTGAAGTATCATTATCAAGATTATTAGAAACCCATTTACGTGCGGCGGAAAAATCTTTTTCTTTCAAAGAAGTAATTAGTGTATTTAATTGAATATCAGAAATATTAGATAGAATACCTTTATCAATTACACCAGATACAGAATATCGTTGAAGTTCATTAAGAATTCTACGATTATCGGGAAAGTGTTTTGTGATAACAGCAGCTACGACTTCTTTATCATATTTAACATTTTCTTGTTCTAATATCCATTCAACACGTTTGAAAAACTGTGTTGCCATTTTCGCTTTTGATCCGTTAATTTTAAATTCGATAACAGAACAACGTGAATGAATTGGTTCTTGGATACGATTTTTGAAATTACAAGTAAAGATAAAAGAACAATTAATAGAAACTTCTTCTATTGAGGCTCTTAATGCTAATTGTGCATCATTTGTTAGATTGTCAGCCTCATCAATTATGATCACTTTGCGACCACCAGTAAAACTTACTGTTGAAGAAAAGTTTTTAACAATTTGTTTGATTTCATTAATACCACGATCAGATGATCCATTTACGACCATATAATCAGCATCAACTTCAATACACAAGGCTTTGGCAATTGTAGTTTTACCTACACCTGCCGAACCAGATAGTAAAAGGTTAGGGATTTCTTTACGGTTGACGTACTCTTGAAAAGTAGACTTTATCGCATCAGGTAAAATACAATCTTCTACTTTAGTTGGTCGATACTTCTCGACCCAAAGGGTGTGTTCTAGTGCATTCATTCAAATTCTCCATAATATAATACTTCATCACTTAACTTCTGTCATACCTTCAAATAATGTTTCAAATTCTTTTGATTCTGTTACTTCTTCTTGGAAAGATTGTTTATATTGAACTCTTGCCATTTTTCTAAGAATCTTTTTAGGAATCTTCAATGTATCAAATGTACTATCCATAATATCTTTTAATTCGGTTTTATTAGCATCCATTTTATACATAACAGTTACAATTTCATCAATTGCACCCTTGAGTGTTTTTAACTGTTCGTCTGTAAATGTTCCAAACAATGTTTGAACTGTCATTCTTTTTCCTTCATTATTTGGTGAAAATCAGAACCAATGTAAGCATATACAAGATCCTGCATGTTTTTAATCATAACACTTTCAGAAGTTTTAATCAACTGAACGTGTTCGTCTGTAGTAGGTGTACCAATATTTGAAACTAAATCAGAATGTATTTGAGCAATCTCTTTTTGTCTACGAGAAAATTCCAATTGTTCTTCTTCAGTTTTCATTGTAGTGAACCATTGATTCGACCAACTACGTCAAGATAATCTTCTTCAACAACAAGATTACCATTAGTCATGTTAATAAATGTTGTTTCAATTTCAGTCTTTGGATCTTTACCAGTAAATACACAAACAACATTTGATGGATTTACAGCAATAGAATTACCTGTTTGAAACTCTGTAAAAAGCAATAACATATTAATCTCCAATATTTGAATCTTTGGCTTCAAATGCAACCCAATAATCAATCAGACCATTTTCATTTTTAAAGTGAACAAAACCTTTAAATGATATGATCACTTCATAACTACCAGAAATCATTTTAATATTTTCTTTTCTAAAAATAATATTAAACTTTTTACCGTTACCTTTTGCTACTTTAGTATAGTTTTTATCAGAAGAACTTTCTTTTATATCAGCGGTAACAATACTAATGTCATCCCCATCAGATTCAATTGAAATGTTTGGTGAAGAAAGAATACCAGCAAGTTTAATTGTACTATCAAAATCATCTTTCGACATTTTAAATATACAATCTGGCTTATCAATAATAATGTTTTTTTCAGGTGGAACAACAATTGCCCGCAATTCACCTTTTGTAATCTTTGTAGTGCGATTATTTACTGTAAAATATATTTGTTTATCAGTAAATTTAATTTCTGTATCTTTTGCTAAAGAATTGACTGCAAGAAATTTATTTAAATCATTCACACAAAACTCATCTGGAATATCATCAGCAATAATAGCTTGAGCCATTACTGATTTACCAGGTGAAATAGTTCTGAGGATCTTACCTTTCTTAAATTGAATACCATCATTAATTTCTGAAAAGTTTTTAAGTACCGCTAGGGTATCATTTGATAATTTCATTTAATTCTCCATTATGTAGTGTACTTATTGTACTCTTATCTAATCTTGTTGTCAATATAGCGACCAAGCCATTTTTTAATCCTTCTTTAGATGTATTATTATCAATACGATAATCAATTTCATTACCAACCCATGCCCATTCAGATTCATGAATATTAAAATCATTCATGTATAATTTTCTTAGGCCTGGTGTTTTTATATCTGATAAAGAAGAATACCAATATGGATTTTCACCACGTTGTATTTCGATTACGAGACCATCATTGTCATGTATCCATTTAATTTCATTTGGAAAACGAACATCGGTAATAACATAGTTTTTTTCCATGTTAACTTTAGCGTCTAATACTTGAACCCAAAAGTCTTCGTGAAATACATCACGGCCGACCTCTGTTCCAATTTTCTGTAATGCTTCTCTTGGTGTGAACGGTCGATTGAACTTTAATGACCAGTCATGGTCTGGCCATTCACGAAAACTTCTAGATACATCAGTATCACCTTCAAGTAGATGCCTAGGCCAGCCAAACATAACGGAGGCAATATCTTTAACTGACCCAGCAAAACTCTCTTTAATGAAACCAAATTCACTTAGAATGTCTCCAGCAGTTCCTTTACCAGAACCAATGAAGCCAACTAACCCGATTATTGCCATCTACAATCTCCATACGAGTGTTTTACATTTCACCCACAAAATTTGCCACGGCTGGCATATCACCTTGGAAATGATACGTACCAATATGAGCAGTTCTCATCCATGGACACAAGAAAATTTCACCACCCATTTTACGCCACATCTGACAGAACATATAATCTTCCGACAAGTAACGATCAGAGCCACCACCAGTGATTGAGTCTTTGGTATCGATAACAGTATCAAAGAAGGCATGAATATAACGTGAACCATCGAAGTTGGCTTGACCAACATGATCTGGCTTATAACGAATTGTTGGATACTGATCTGCCATTTTGGTGAACACTTCACGCTTAACCATCATGAAACCAGTACCAATCTCTAGCACAGATAATGGTTCGGATACATTGAACTCTGCTGTACCTTTTACTGGATTAAAGACAAAATCACCAGCAACTTTCTCAAGCATACTATGATCAATACCAGGATTCTTTTCTAGTGCTTTAGCAACTGAACGCCATTTAATTGCTTTCTTTGGATATGGCGCACCGATTACATCTTTATCAAGGGCCAACATTGCGATAACATCTTGTGGATTAAAAGAAATATCAGAATCCAAAAATAGTAGATGAGTACAATCTGAACGATGTAGGAACTCATCAACAAGATAATTTCTTGCACGGGTAATCAATGATTCATTGAATAGAAAAGAGAATTTGATTTGAATGCCGTACTGTATACACATACCTTGCAAATCTAAACATGATTTCATGTAAAGACCGTGATTCATACCACCGTACATAGGTGTAGCACAAAAAATGCTTTTGGTTTTTAAGTCTTCTGTTTTAATTGAAATTTCCATTTGCTATCCGATTATAAAATAAAAAAATGGGAGATTCATTCTCCCATAAGTTTAAAACTAATTAAGCGTAAAAAGTGTCACTAGCAAATAATGCAGCAGTTTTAATCATTTCACGGGATGGCTTACCCATACGGTAATAATTAACTTTACTACCATTTTCCAGAGTTTTTGTATTAGTGTAGATACAGTGACCTTCTTTACGAAGTTCTTCAATACGGGCTGAAACGTTCTGTACACCAAAACGACGGCGTGCTTGTTCTACAGTAAAAGTGTTGTAGCCTTCAGTTTTTTGAAGAGTGTTCAACATTTTTTGTTTTGCGGATAATTTAGTCATTTTAATTCCTTTTTCATAGTTAAATTTCCTCGTTTCATTACGAGTTCAATCATAATAACATTATATAGTGCATATGTCAAGTATATTTCAGACATATACTTCACTATTGCCATTAGTTTTTAATGGCAATAAACCCAGTGAATGCATGATTTTGCCAAAACGTATCAATGGATTGAAATTCAAACCCAGCGGTTGCACACATTCTAACCAATTCATTTCTATTATTCAATTTCATCATATGACGCAATTTCTTTTCTTTATCAAGAATATCGTCAGACGTAAAAAACTGTCTCTTATAATCGTAATAAGTAAAAGTACGAATCTCTTGAATCTTAGGATTCTCAGCAATTGTTTTTTCTGAAAATATAAAGGCACCACCTTTCTTTAATCCACGATAAATCTGTTTAATTACAGATTGACGTTGATCTTCTTGCATAAACTGCAATGTAAATATTGACGTAATCAATGAACAATTATTTGTACCAAAATCAAAGTCACGAACATCACCTCTATAATAATGTAGATTGCTATTTTTAATTTCATCTTCTGTAAAATCACGATAGAAATCTTCTTCAATTTCAATACCAATATAATCTGCTTTTGGTGCAAAAGTGTTTTGTTTAATCATGGCTTTCAACATCTTACCAGTTGAACAACCAATATCAACAACATTACTATTATCTTCAACAAAGTATTCTGAAATTTTTAATACGTCTTGCATTAGATTAGAATAACCACGAATACTCTGTTCAATGTGATTATCAAATCCTTCTTCTCTTTGAGCAAATGTGAATTTAGACATTTTGTAACTCCTTATACGGTTTCAATATATTCTCATATACTGTCGTTGCCAAGGCTGCCATCATCTTAGGTGCAACCATGCGACCACAACGTTCTGCTTGTTGATCAAATGTACCAGTCAATTGAAAGTCTTCTGGCAAACTCATGATACGTTTTAATTCTTTAATTGTAAACTTACGATTCTTTTCATAATGAAATACACCAGATACACCGCGCTGTTGACCTTGTTGTGTCAGAGTAGGACTTGGAAGATGTGGTGCTGGCCGAATCATATTAAAACAAGAACCTTTTTCATTCGGTCCATTCTTGCCTGTAAATTGTTTATCGGATGGTTTAGTGTGTTTCTCAGGATTAAAAGGTAATAAACTCAAAAATCTTTTCTGAAATGAACCTTCTACGAAATCTTCTAACATCTTTTCTTCTTCAGGATCATTTATTATGTCTTGAATTGCGGTTCTTAGTCCGATATGTTTAGAAGTTGATCTTGGATATGAAAGACTATTCAATGTCATTTCATTTATTCCAATCGCATCTGCTACGTCATTTCTTACACAAACAAAGAACAATCTTTCTCTTGCTTGTGGAACTCCGTAGTCTGCTGCACTTAATACGTGATGTGTAACATAATATCCTAATTCTTCAAATGAATTTTGAAATTCATACAATTTAATTTTTGCCGCACCCATTGTGATGCCCTTAACATTCTCGGCAATAATAACTTTTGGTTGTATATCTTTAACAACACGAATGAATTCAAAAAACAAATCTTCAATTGCTTCTACAACTTGATTATCTGAATAACTTTTAATGCCAGTTTTTTCAATCAGTTCTCCTTCATGGACAAGATCACCATCATCATTAAAGTAAGAAACACGAGTATCTTTCTTAGCACCTTTCCAATTCTTTTCTCTTTTACCTGAAACAGAGAATGCCGAACATGGTGGTGAACCATCAAATATATCAAGTTCACCAGATTGTAAACCTGTTATATTTAAAAAGTCTTGGCCAGTAATTTTCTTAATATCACCAGGAATAACTTTGGTATCAGGAAAGTTTAAAGAATATGTTTTAACTGCTTCATCAACAAATTCATTTATGGCAAGAACATTACCACCAGCCAAACGATAACCTGTAGAAGAACCACCGCCACCAGCAAAAGTAGAAATGACAGTAAATAAATTACGGTTAGAACTAGATTTAACATCTCCAACAGTATATGGTTCATATTTTTCAATTATCATTTATATAAATTCCAATCACGATAAACATCCAACATACGTTTTCTATTTTTAAAATTAATCTCATTAGATTGTAACAGGCTTTCAAATGCTTTGTCAACCCCTGCACCTAGTTGTAAGTTAATATGTTGTTTAACTTTACCAAGTTCTTCAAATTCGGTGAATGCCGAGCGAACATGATGTTTTTGATATGGTTTGTTTAATTCAAACCAATCATATTGTCTAAAAAAATCAACAACGGTTGAATTTAAATACGGTGCGATAAATTTTTTATCATATTTTTTACATAATAACAATTGTTGTTGATAGCCTGCTGGATTAAGATTTGAAAAATAATCCTGACGAAATTCATCAAACAAAGATTTTGGTTGTTTGAAATGTATACACGCTTTTTTAGAAACACCATAATGTCCATCAGCGGCTACACCCGAAATTACTACTTTTTCTTTAATCTGCGGATAAATGTAAAGAAATGGGTAAGTACATTCATAATGCGTCTTTTTGGTGCATTCAAAATCACTTCTAAGCGTTTTAAAATGATTTTCTATATCATCCGTAAGGATATCAGTTACAACGCATCTCCAGCCCATCTGATGAGATACAGAAATTGCCTTAGCGGAATCATAAGAAATTTGATCATTTAAATGAAAGGTATATGTGTTTACTTTTTTACCTATACGATGAGCTGCTAATGCACAAGATATTGAGTCAACCCCACCAGAAAGCAATATAGCTACTTCATCATGTCCTTCACTTTCTTTCTCAATTACTTCACATAATAATTTATCGATCATTTTATTTTAATACGATTAGCCATTTTTTTACGTTTATTTAAACCTGTTTTTAGTGCCAGCGGTTTAGTTTCGTCCAGCATAGTTAGTCCATTTAAATGCGATAATTCATGCTGAAAACAACGAGCAGATAGCCCAACAAATTTAGTTTCACGAGTGATACCATTAAAATCTTGATATTGAACATGAATTTCTTCTGGTCTTGTTATCTTTAAACCTAATAATGGAAAAGATAAACATCCTTCCAACATATGAATTTCGTTATCTGATTTATTGATAATTTTAGGATTAAAGAAAGCCACATAATCATCATTGGCACCCATAACAAAAACACGATAAGGAAAACCACATTGATTTGCAGATAGACCAATACCCTTGTTTATTTTACAAGTCTCGACAAGTGATGATGCAAATTCATTTGGATTAACGGGTGCATTTAAAAAATCAAATTCAGGTAATACTTGTTTTAAGATTGGATGATTCTCAGGAACTAGATTAAATATTTTTACTTGTATTGGTACATTTACTACATTTACTTTTGCCAGTTCTTCTGTATTAAACTTAATTATTTCGCTCATTTTGTTTATCCTTTATGTTCAATTGCAGAAAAGTTATTCTTTTTAACAAATTTAATTACAGAACGAAAACGGTCAAATAATTGATCAGATTTATGGCTAATAACAAAAACATTAGTATCTGAAGATAAATCTTTTAATAAGGACATCAATAATTCAACGGAAGCAGTATCTAAACTAGAATCAAATATTTCATCCAAAATTAATAGATTTGTGTTTGTCGAATTCTTCAGTTTGGCTATTTGTCTCCATGTCAATAATAAAGCCATATCAATCTTTTGTTTTTCTCCCTCGGAGAAATTAGCGTAAGAAAACTCATCACGATGTCTACTCTTAATCGTTTCTTCAAAATTTTCATTGATATTGAAATTTACAAAGAAATCCATTGCTGTGAGATATTTGTTAATCAATTTATTCATGATTGGCAGGTATTGTTTGATGATCTTTGTTTTAATACCACCATCTTTTAATAATGAAGCTGCGAATTCATAATATTGTTTTTCACTAGACAATATCTCTTGTTCTTTAATGAGAGAGGTTAATTCTTCACGTAATTCTTTTAACTTAGCGTTACTATTTTCAATTTCAAGTGTTTCTTTACGATCAGATAAAACTTTAATTTCTTTTTGAACTTTTATAATGTAAGAATTTATTGCTGAAATAGTTGAATTGTTTTTAACAATTTCATTATTGTGACTTTGAATATTATTAACTATTTTTTGGATTTCACCTGTACGTTTGTTTGTCTCTTCAATTTGTTTTTGTATATCTGTGATAGCAAGGCTAATTTCTCTTTTTGTATTATTGCATCCGCTAAGTTGTTGATGTCTAAAGGTGTCATCAATACCTTGTTTACATGTTGGGCAGTTGTCGTTTTCTTCATAAAACTTCTCCTCTTTTTCAATTTTTTTCAAACGTGTTTCTAATTTAGATTCTATTTGAATTAACTTTGAACTTTTGTTTTCTATGGATAATTTATCAGAAATGTTACTCTGTAATACATTTATGTGTTTTTGAATCAATACAATGTCTTTATTTAACTTGATAGTTTGATTCAAAGACGCATGGATTTCTTTTTGTTTATTATCAATTTCTTCTTCGTTGTGTTTCTTGTGTTCTTCAATAGATTCTTTTTGCATCTTTATTTTTTCAGATGCCAAATCCATTGCATATTTGTTTTTCTGTGTTTGATCTTTTATTGCCGACATCTTTTCTTTTACAACACTATTCATAGATGAAAAGATTTGAATATCTAATAAATCTTCAATAATGGCTCGACGATCAGAAGCAGACAGTTGCATAAAAGGTACAAATGAGGCCGACCCAAGAATAACAACTTGTGTAAATGATTTATAATTTAATTTGAGAATAAACTTTTCAAGATGTTCTTGGTAATCCATTACTTTAGCATCTTGATTTACAAGTATACCATTACAGTAAATTTCAAATATATTTGGTTTAATACCACGAATTATCTTATAATTCTTTTTTCCAATAGAAAATTCAACCTGAACAATACAGTCAGACTGGTTAATACTGTTCAATAAATTCGGTTTATTGATCTTACGAAATGCTTTACCAAATAATCCAAAACACAAGGCATCAAGAATTGTTGATTTACCTGCACCGTTGTTACCAATAATAAGTGTGTTTTGTGATCTTGTAAAATCTATTTCTGTAAATGCTGCACCTGTTGAAAGAAAATTCTTCCAAAATATTTTTTCAAACTTTATCATGCTTGCTCTGTGTTTAAGGCTTCCACGTATAATTCTTTTAGAATATTTTTCAATCTTTTATTATCAATGTTTTCATATTCAACAGCATCAACAAATTTATTGATAATGGTAATTGTATCTTCAGCTTCATCTATTTTATCATCTTCAAGATTTTCTGTCAAGTCTACAAAATCCTCAGCAATCGTAACATCAATTGGATCATTGTTATATAAGTTAATCATAAACTGATCAAATAAGTAAGGATTTGTTTTATTAATAACGACAACTTTTACATAAGTATTTTTATATTGTGATAAATCTTTACTTGTAATTTGTGAAATTGTATTTTCTTTGTCGTCATAAACTATACGATGGAACATTATGTTAGTATTTTCCACAAATTCCAAAGTGCGGTCAGATAAATCAAAAATGTGGAAACCCCTAGGATCACCATGATCTTGCCATGTGAGTTCGTAGGGGTTGCCCAAATACGAGATATTATCCTGAGTAGACCTGTGGTGATAATGACCACTGAAAACCATATCAAACTTTCTAAAAAGATCACGACTCAATCCTTCTTCTGATTTCATACCACGATGCATTGCAAATCCAGATATTTCTAAATGACCCATGCAAATTTCCGCATCGGTTTCTTTAATAGTTTGGATGGAGTCGCTGTAATTTTCAGGACAAATCCAAGGCATCATACAGATGGCAGTATCTTTCACATCAATTGTGGTGGGTTCATCAATGACCTGAATATTGGTATACTCTCTGAGTAATAGGTCCGGAGAATTTATTTTATTCGTATTTTTATATGAGGTATCATGGTTACCCACTAAAATATATGTTTGTATATTTCGTTTGGCTAGTTGATCAAAATATATACTTTTAGCTTTATTCCAAGTAACAAAGTTGATATATTTTCTTCTATCAAAAGTATCACCAAGCATCAATACTGTATCGATGACTTCTTTATCCAATGTTGGAAAAAAAGTATCCCGATAAAACTTTTCATAATAATCTATAAAATTTAAACTGTCGTTTCTTGCACCCCAATGTGTATCAGTTATTATTGCTACCTTCACTTAAATATCTCCAATCATTATAATTTAACCTTTTCTTTTGGACACCATTTAATCTCTAATATAAGACCGTCAGCTTGAAATTTAGTGGCAAAATACATTGCACTTCTATATGTCTCAAACTCTTTAGTTTCAATAACTACAGTTTCGGATAAGTCTGTTCTGTACGTAACTTTATACATAATATATTCCTAAAAATGATAGTATATCACTCTTCCAGAAACTTTTCAATACCTTTAGGCTTAATTACCATTTTTTTATTCTTTTTGGCTTCTTCGTATGTTTCAATGAATTCGGCAATGTTATCATACATTTCAAATTGTACCGTAGAACCATCTTCGGATTCCATCATTTCAAACTCATCAAGAATACCATAATGTTCGGTTGCTTTGTATTTAACATATAGTTGTTTTTTCTCTTTTTGTATACGTCTGAGAAATGCATAGTATATGATCTGTGTAAAGTAAGCAAATGGATTAGATGATTTGGTTGGATCAAAATTACTGAAATACATCAAACAATTTTCAATACCATCACCAATCATGTCTTCACGCATTGGGTAATTTATAAAATTTGGCTTGTGTGATAGACCTTCGGCTATCTTCATAAAACATTCACCAATATAATTTGGTATTGGTGGTTTAGATTTCTTGTTGTTTTCTGCTTCTACGCATTTGGCTTTGTAATCAGCTAATGCTTTCAAAAAGTCAGAGTTGTTGATGTAGTTCTTAGTTGCCATAATATTTTTCCATAATAAGGTTGACATCTCCCTTGACAGAGTGTATAGTTAGGTATGTAGACGATTGAAAGTATAAATTTAATGTAATAGATTATTGTTATTATCTAGATCATCAAATTGCTGAATCAAGTCTTCAGAATCAGCATCATCTAAATCAGATAACATAGTTTTTAATTGATCTTTAGCGGCTAACATATCATGAATCTTTTGTACAGTTTCAATATAGTATTCCGCAAATTCGTTTGTTGGTTCTGTAATAAAAAGAATATCTTTAGGGAAAAGCGTGATCTCATTCTTCTTGACGAGTTGAAGTGGAAGCCAATGTTTCATAATCAAACCAGCATATTTACTGCGGTAATCAATAAAAACTACCATAGGTTCGTAAATATCAAATGAACCATCAATTTTAAAAGTAATATCACCAATTATATCTTCACCATTCTGTAAACGAACTATTCTAACGTTATCCATTTTTAAGTCCTATTTTATAAATTTTGAATGGGAATTTCTCTTCAGTATAAATTTTTACTCTTTCAGTAAAATGTTTTAGTGTAAAGTTCATATATTTATTATGTCGCATGTCATCCGCTATATCATAAAGAACTGCTTTGCTTTTTCCTTCAGATTGCCGAAGACCTCGTCCAATTGATTGAAGATTTCGCACCCTTGACTTTGAAGGAGAAGCAAATATAATGTTATGCAAGTTCCTGATGTTAACTCCAGTGGAGAAATGTACCGAACGAAGCCACAATAATAGCTCCGTTCCCCCCTTTACTGACTTTATTTGGTTTCATTTTTTAACTTCCTTTTAATTTTTCTTTGATTTAACATATATTCTTTCCAAACAGGATCTTTCCATTTTTCTTTCAATTTTGAACTATTTGAACTTACTGGTTTTCTTTTATTCATCTTATCAATAAAATCTGGATCTTTCCATTTTTCTTTTAATTTAACGCTAGCATCTTTTCTTTTATTAATATTACTATTTACTTCTTTCATTTTTTTATCAAACGATTCTTTAAAATTTGAATCTTGATATCTTTCTTCCATATATTTTTTGTGGTGTGTTCTTCTATCTTCATTCCATTTCATATTTGAACACCATTTGTTATATTCTTCTTTTGTTTTATTTTTCCATAAATCTTTAAAGAATTTTTTTAATTCTTCTTTTCTGTGTGGATTGTTTTTATAATATTCATTTATACCATCACATACTTTTTTATGAAATTCTGAACCAGACTGCATCATTTTTTTCATTCTTACACTATACATTAAACATCTAGCATCATATTCTTCTTCTGTTAAATCTTTCCACCATTTTTTGGTAGTTTCTGATAATATTTTTTTTAATTTTATAATTTCATCTTCTGTTTTATTTTGTAAAAAATTTAATGTTCTAGAAAATTTTCTATTTAAATACGCTTCTGCCAACAAAAAATGACCTAAAACGTGATTTTCGTAAGATAAACAGCATATGTTCCAATCATCTTTTGTATGCTCAGGAAAAACAGCTCTAGGTAATATGTGGTGTTTTTCGTGGTAATCTTCATAATCATTGTGTTTATCTAAACAAAAATTGATATATTCCAATAATTTTTCTTCATTGTCAGGTGTGCCTAATTTTAACCTGAATATTTGAATTAACCTTTCTTTTTCCATACATAACCTTTTAATATTGATGTCTGTATCTTATTTATAAGAATACTGGTGTCAATATCATCATTTTCAGTAATATCTTTAGCTTTTTTTTGTAATTTATTAACCAAATCTATAGGTTCATTTGGATCTATCATTATTTCATAATCATCAAAATCTAAAAAAATAGTATCTTCTTTACAAAATTCCATAATTCTACGAATTTCTTCACGGTCATCCGTATCAGTTCCGCCATGAACAAAGAAAACTTTACGATCACCTATTTTCTTTGTTTCTCTTATCATATCATACAGTATTCTTCCGTGTTTGTCAACTAATTGGAACAAAACCAAAGTATTAGTGGTCATACTTACCGCAAGGTTTTTAATAAACTTGTTTCTATGTTCATTTGTGATTAAGTAGTTTATTTCTTCTTGATAGGTTTTACCTTTCATTTCTTCACAAATGCTAGGTTCATAATTTAATATTAAACACTTAATTTCAAAATCAGATAGTTCTTTCTTGTCAATCAATTCTTTCGTTGTAATGACTTTCCTTACAGGACCAAACAATCCTTCAAGTACAAGTTTATGTGTTTTTGTTCCATCAAGCGTACCGGTTAAACCAATGCGATATTTGGTATTAATGCATGATGTGAGAATTGTGGTAAGTGATTGTGCTTTGAAAAGATGTGCTTCATCACCAATGACATATTGAAATTGTTCAAAATATTCTTTTGGTTGATTGTATAGTGATTGCCAAGTGGAAATAATTAGATTAGGACTTTCTTCTACGATTTCAATTTTTTCAATTTTCATACTTTTTTTTGCCTCTAATCCAACCGGCCGTTACATTATTCGGTTTGAATGTTTTACATAATCTCAAATCATCATTGTGGTACCAATGAGAACCTTTTGAGTGTCCTAATTTTTCTTTTCTTTCTTTTTCATTTAAAGATAAATAATATTCTTTTTTAGTTTCGGACATTTTTTTAACTCGTTTACAATTTTCTTTAGTTTTGCCGGTTCTGTCTAGACTTAATTTATCTTTTTGCTTTTGGGATACCGTATGTCCTAATTTTTCTTTTCTTTCATTTTCGGTTAATGAATCTAACCATTGATTAATTTTTTTTCGGCCTTCAGTTTGATATTTTCCGTTGGGATCTTTCATCGTTTTTGATTTTTTTATAGAAGCTTCTTTAATATAATTGTGTGTTTCTTTATTTCTTCCTGTTAATAATTTCGAAATATTATCTAATGACTGTTTTGGTAATATTCCACCATCTAATCCATTTTCTTCCTTTAGGTTTGCCCATTCGGCCGAATCAACAATATTATTTTTTTTGGAAAAATCTAAAGCAAAATTTATAAGATCCTTTCTATTATAAAATAATTCGCTGACCCATATAGTTTTTACATATTGTTTTCCGTGCTTTTTAATGTGCCTAATCCATATTTTACCAGAACCCAAATAATTATATGGATCAGATTTTGTTGTTTTTCCAAAATATTTTAGTCCGGTTATAATGTGTTGTTTTATGTATAGATAAGTTGGTTTAAATGTGTTCATATAATAATTAACTAAAGATGTAGTAGGAACTATTATTTATAATATATCGTCACTTGAAATAACATCTTTAGCTAAAATGTTTCCTCTTTGTGTTTTTACCACATCATGTTCTTTATATTTTTTAATTGTTCCATCCAATAATGTTATTTTTATTATTTTTTTTGTTGGATATTTTGTATATCCTTGCATTATAATACTAACATTATCTTCCACATCAAAACCATTCTCCGATGAATAATCTTCAAAATCCGATTTCATTTGCATACAAAGTGAAGTAGTGGGAACAATAATTAATCCTTTCAAATCTTGATAGTCTAATAATTGTCTGAATAGGGTGTAGATGATGAGCGATTTACCAGAGGCAGTAGGAGATAACAGTAAAGCCCTGCGCTTCTGCATAGCGTGTTGTAACGCTTCTATTTGATGGTCTCGTGCTTTGATTGATTGGCCACGTGAATAAAGATTAAGAGAATCAAGAAATTTATTTATATGATACAAAGAAAAAATGTCTTCTAGATCAAGTCGTGTTTCATCATATTCAAATGTGTAACCTCTTGACTCACAAAATTCTTCAATATAAGATATAAGGCCTAAGTATATATTTGATGTATTGAGATTAAAAAGTCTTATTTTACCATCCCAAATTTTATTACGGAATGCTGGTGTAAATTGATGACCTGGAACCATAAACGTAAAGTAAACACTTAATTCTTTTGCCACGTGTTTTTCACACGTTAACTTGGCAAATACTTCATCTTTTTTAGATATTATAATATCAACTGCCACCGATGAACCTCTCCCATTGTATAAAGTCCCTCAACTGGAACGTTCTTGATTTGAGTTCTGACAAAATAGATTCAATGACAGACACAGCCTCTTCATGATATATTTTTCTTTCAATTATTTTAATCAAATCAATGTCAGATTCCAAATATAAACTAATATCCGACTTCAACGTGTAACGGAATGGTTCCCATCCACGATGATCTAATTCTTCTTGTGATAATTTACCAGTGTAATATTCCCATTTCACCTTACGCATCTTTAGATATTCAAAGTTGATTCTTTTTGCAGCTAACTTTTGATTGGTTAGAATGGTTAGATATTTGTTGTGAAGAATAGGAATACGAATTAATTCTTTGCCAGGTTCTGTTTGATCAATCTCGGCATCCTTTTCCCACATTTTTAACACTTGTTCTAAATTTTCCATATTAAACTCAATATTCTAACATTAATTCTACATTATAACATATGCAATGTTAATATTCAATGGTTGTGTTAATTAAACGTGAAGTATTGGTATTTAAAAACAGCAGTAGCCGTTAGAATGTTGTCAGCCGAAGATGCGGTATCAAAATCAATATCAGTTAGAGAAACAGGAAACATATTAATAAATCTTACATTGATTAATGGATTATTTAATGCTGAAAGGACTGTCAATGTACCATCCGAATAACTTTGTAATGAATTTTTATTACTTGCTATAGCAGTCAATGCATTACTTTGTTCACTACCTTGAGGTGAAGCAATCGAAAGAAACCAATTATATATATCCATCCAAGATTGTACATTTTCATCTATATTGAATTTAATAGTAAAATCATTATATGCTATCTTTGAACCAGCAATTTGAAAATTTATTCTTGGTGTATTAAAAGTAGGTGAATCAATTGAAACACCAGGAATATTTGCTGTTTGACAGAAATATTGGGTATTAGGAATTCTATCCAAAGTTAATAGAAATTTGGTTGGTTGTAGATAATTTGTATTTTGTGGAGTTCTGGTAAGTGCTGTCATTATTCAAACCAAGTGATGATGTAATTATTATATTTATGTGTTTATATACAAAAAATAGGGAACCGAAGTTCCCTATTAAAATTTACCATTCTTAGCGATGGTTTAATATATGAATTTAAGTACTTACTTGAAGTAAATCTCGTAAGTACTCGATTCATCACATTAAATTTTTCACGCCGAAGATGCGGTAATACACATTAGTACGTGCATTCAATTGACCACTGCCTTGTGTGAGACCTTGAGCAAATGGGTTAGCAACCATACCATAACGTGTCTTAAATCCAATTTTAGGTTGGAATGTGAACTGATCCACAGCACGAACCATCTGGAGAGGAACGTATGGGCAATAGAACAGACCAGCATCATAAGGTGAAGAACCCTTATAACCAACAGTAACCAATTCTTGGTTAGATGTGTAGCCACCAAAGTATGGATCGATATAAACCTTGATACGACCATGCAACATACCAGCAAACGTGTTACCTGTATCGTCAACTTGGAGGTCAGCTTGCAGAGCAGGTGTATAAGAAAGAACACCAGCCATAGCCATTGCTGAAGCAACGTCTGAAGAAACGATCAGGACGTTACCTTTTCCACGACGAGTTTGCTTTGCA